CTGCGTCGCTGAATCTTGTTGACTACAGCAAACATGGGGTTGAAGATGGCAGTAGTGATTGCCGGGACAGAACTCCCGGCGTCAACGAAGTAGTCGTCAGCGCCGATCTGAAACGACCAGGTAGTCTGATACTTTGAATGATCCCAGATTTGGGTGTGGATCGTTTGAAGACAGTCCAGCAGGAGTGCATCCATGATCTCATTCGGGACAGGACAAAGACTGCCCCATCCGCCTGTGGCTAAAGCCCAGTCACGTACCTTGTCGTAGGTGGTTGCACCACCCGGAATCACTACTGTCATCTCAATCCTTTAAAGGTGCTGGTGTTCCTTGCAGAGGGCAGATGTGCCCTTCCTGCATCTAGCGCCGTCGCTCAGTTTCCCACGACAACCACTATCTGTTTCTGAAATTGGGTCCATGACAGGAACGCCTGCCCCTGCCAAGGGAACCCCGACCACACCGGGTCGAGGTCCCTCAGCTGGGATAGATCCTGGAGGCCCCTGCCAGGCAGGGACCCCCTGCTTCATCGGATTCCTCCGAGTATGATCCATACAGACTTCGCCGTCTGGGTCGAAGCCGCAGCTGCCTCAGCAGCCAACAGTTCCAACTTAAGTTTCGGAGCCGTAGGATCGGTAGTCACCAATTCGTAGGTGATACCGCCAGGATGGACAACATCAAGAACCCCGTAAGGGTCTTTGCCGCCCAACACCTGCATATCGACAATCTTGGAGAAACCAAGAACGCCGGGGTCTATGACGAAACCGCCGGTAGTGTAGGCCACATCCAAGTCAATAAGGAAAGCGCTATACGACAACTTGACGTAGTCCTTGATAGGGCGCATTCCGACACGTTCAGAGTGCCGACCGTGGATGGTGGATGGGTTACCGGCTGCGTCAGCTGTTTTCAGCGTGAGAGCTGCCATTAGTTAAACTCCTTAGGCGATGCCGTAGATCATGCCCTGGCGGCGACGGGAGTTGACAGTTTGCTGTCCACCCATCAGAACCTGAGCGTAAACGGCATCCTGGTTGTGAGGACGGACAAATGGGGTCGTAGTGAACCAGGTCTTCCGGTTCGGACGAAGCTTCAGGTACTTCGAGTTGAGGAACAGCATCTTGTCGTCAGGAACGTATGCGTCATAAACGACAGGAACGTCCTTGTAGAGAAGGTTGCGGAAACCTGCGTTAGCGATAGACTCATCACGGAACATTTGCTGAGGGGTCAGCAACGCTTCGTATGCTTCGTACTGCTTCTGCGAAGTGAGGATCAAGTCCGGCCGGTCGGTACCGTTCGAGCAGTCATTGGTCATGGTAGCCATGTCCGAAAGCAGGAGGGCAGACGACGCTGCGTTGTTGAGGGATGAACGCCACCAAGAGTTCAAGGCGTCCGAAGCGTCAATGCCGCCGACAGTAGTCGGGCCAACAGTGCCGTCACCGATTAGAGCCAGCAGGCCCAACCAGTCTTTGCCACTGTTGCCAGTGCCGTCAGAGTTGATCAACATTTCGTCAAAGAAATCTGTGATAGATTCCTGTGTTTGCATCATCTTGGCTTCGAGGAGGTCAATGACTTCCTGCGGGCCAGCGTTCTGCATCTGACTGAAACCGTCAATAGCGATGGTTGCGAAAGCCTGCTTCACGTCAAAGCTTGCGGCGGTGAGACCGGTCTGAGCTGTGACGGCGAGGGTGTCGTAACCAGCGTACGTGGCGACAGTCGTGTTCTTACCGTGGATGATAGGCTCAACGATAGTGTTACCACCGTTGAAATCTTTCACCCGTTCACCTTGCTGCAACCAGTACATGTACGGTTGATTGTCAAAGATGTTGTTAGCGAGCAAAGCTGCATGCTCGTTGAGAGTCGTTGAAGCGATCTCTCCGAAACTAGGGTTACCTACAGGCATGAAATTCTCCTAAATATGAGGCTCTTGTCAGAAAGCGGAAGCTAGGAACTCATCCAGATTCACACCAGAAGCCGCATACGCCCGTTCGATGGATTCCCGTGCAGACGTCGGTGCCTGAACGGTTCCTCTCGCAGGGGTCGGTGTAGCTTTAGGTGCGCCAGGGGCAACATGCCCCAAAGCCTGGACGACTTCGTCGAGCGGAGCGTCGGACGAAGAGTTTGAAGGCCCTTCGTCGAACCGCCACGCTTTGAAAGCCGTTTCTACATCGTCTATGTTTCGAGACAATGCGTAACTGAGAACGTCTTCCTTCTTGAAAGCGTCACCGTGGAGGGCTTGTAGCCGGTCCATGGTCGCTTCAATCTCTTGAGTTTGAGCATTGGTTGCCAGTTGGGATTGAAGAGCATCGAATTTTCGTTGCTGTTCAGCCAATTGATTTCTGACTTCCGCCAGTGCCGGATCGACACCGTCATCGGAGTAGTCCTCGTCAGAGGCTCCGGGGGAGGTAACATTGAAGCGCTCAGCTAGCCCAGTGATTGTCCCCTGAGGGTCACGCTGTAGTTGCGCTTTGAACGTGTCAAAGGCATCCACTTGCTTCTGGAGTTCGCTTGCTCGGGTAGTGGCCTCAGTCATCTTCTGTTTGGTGGCGTAACCGTTCACTGCGTCACGAATTGTGATCTGTGAAGTTACCCCATCAACTTTGACGGAGACCATCTGGTCCATGTTAATTTCGGAAGGGTTCGAGCCTTCGGCTGTAGCTAGTCCTGATTCCACAGGGGTCCACGTCCTTTGGGTAAATCGAAGTAGGGAGCATTTCTCCCCGGATACATTATAGCACTACCAACTGTCAATAGCTAGAAGTCGGTAAGTTCTGAGGTGGGGCGGAAGCCGACTCTGGGACGCCACCGGAAGGGGGAAGGATGCCTCCTGGCACCGAAGCTACACCTGCACCGCCAGGGGGTAGTCCCTGCTGGGGAGGAGGGCCGCCAGGGCCTCCGTAAGGCGTTCCGCCAGGCTGCTGCTGCGCAGGTTCTTCCTTCTTCAAGAAATCCATAGCGTTAGGGATACCGAAACCGAACTGGAGCACATAAGTGAGAAGAGCATCCACATCAATCTTGCCCAACTGGAGGAACGGGCCGATAGTAGCCAGCATCTCCTGAATGGAACGGCGACGCTGCGACTCGTTGAACGCCGTAGACGAACCCGCCTCGACAATCAGATCATACTCGCCTCTGATATCCTCAGAAGTGTAGGTAGTGAACAATTCCGAAGGGTTAGCCACACCTGTGGCCGCTTCCAAGTCCACACCAGCATCGCTCAACTTCTGCACAGCCTGAGGGTTGTCACCCAACGAGATACGCAAAGCCTTCTCAGACTTCTGGTACTGCTGCTTCAACTGGACAACACGACGGGCAGTGTCACGCATAAACTTTTCGACCTTGCCCTGCTTCTCTTTCATCCGAGCAAGAGTGCCGTCATTGATGATTGCCGCTTCGGTGGCTGTTCCGCCACCTGAGCCTGAACCACGCTGATATTCCGAAATGCCGCTCACCTCGTTCATGAGGTTCTGCAACACCGACCCCACACTGTACAAGGCAGGGTCGAGCTGGGGGGAGGGGACACGGGCGATAATGTCGTCCATGCGCTGACCCTGTTTCAACGCAGGGATGGAAGCTATAAGGTTGTCGTCTTCTGAACGGAGAACCGATGCGAGACTGTTCGGGCCTTCGTCGTTCAAGAAATCTTCCGCAACCATCCACTTGCGTTGGAAACCTTTACGGTCATTCACCAACGCCGAATGGGTCTTGTTGATCTCCATTTGCAGAGTTTCGATCCGTTCAAGCTCACCGATGTGATAAAACTTGTCTGGGACAGAATAGTTGCCGATGTGGACGAACGGGTGACCGAAAGCGAAAGGTATCGGCTGCGGTTTCACCAAGAAATCGTCAGCCAAATCGTCATCGAAGATGCACATGGTGCCATCTTGGAGGTCGTAGAACTCCCAGACAATAACCCATTCGATCTTGTCGCCGCCAGGGCGGCCGTTGATGATGCTCGAATTAGGTGAACCGTCATCAAGGATGCCAGTGTCAGGGTCCTCAGCCAAAGATTTTTGGCCCGGAGAAAGCTGCCCTCTCACACGAGCAGGCCAGCCTTTGTTGTCTGCCGCCACATCTGAACGCACAGGCACCCGTTGAGCGATCCACTGGGCGTTACGCATCGACGTGGCCGTAGGGTCTATCAGCATGTCGAACACGCTGACCCGTTCCACCACACACTCATCTTTCAAGATGATGGCCCCAACTTCGCGCAGTTGGCGTGCCATTTCTGAACGAGGGGGAAGGTTGCCTCCCATAGCGGGCCGTGAGTTCAACGTCAACTGTGCCCGGTCGACCACACCGTCGAAGTCGTCGCTGAATCCTTCAGCGAACGCCCCGTAATCTATACCGCCTTCGGACTGCTGGGATAGGGCCGTCACTTCGCTGCGACGCCCGCTGGTTTCCAGATGGTATCCGACTTTCATCCAACCGTTACCGGTGATAAGGAAATCGTCAACAGCCATACGGACTTCGTCCTGATGGTCGTTGTGATACCACTCGTAATTTATGATCTCCTCAGACAACGTGGCAGGCATGTAGGATGCCTTGTTGCGAGGGTTCACAGTGAACTTCGGATGGTTCACGGTCAACGCTGAACGCAGAATGTTGACGTTAGCGAAACCGATAGGGACATCTATGCTGTCTACGGCAGGGTCGTTGGAAGTGTTGAGGTTCCGTTCATACATGCCGATAAACCGTCGCCAGTTCTCATGATAGCCGTCACCTTCTTCCATGTCTTCTTTAGCCGAGCCGATCTCGGCACGGTAATCGGCAAGCTTCTGTTGCCTCCCGATAGGCACTTTGCCTGACGAGACTGATGGGATGGGGGCGTTAACGTCCATGAGTAGCGTGAATCATTCTCTTAGTGTCTTCCGAAATGGTCAATACTGGTTTCTGTGCCGAGTCTCGCCGGTCAGGCATCGGTTCGGCACGCACAATATCTCGCCCCTTGTTAGCTGCAACGATCTCGTGTTCAGTCGAGGACGACATAGGTACAGACCCGAAAGTCAAAGAACCTATCTTGCAGCCGAAACAGATGTCCCGGCCGTCCTGACTTTCAGCGACGCCGCAGTCGGCGCAAATATGGTTAGGCATGAACGATGAACCCCGGATTCACTTTAGGTGGCTTGTAGCCAGCGGTATAAGGTTTAGAAGAACTGTTCTTCTTGTGTGCTTTGGCGCGCTCAGCGAGAGTTTCAAAAAATTCCATAGTGAGCCCGTCCCCTTCTTCTTCCATCTTTTTCTTGACAACATGTACATGCGGTCGCATCATGTTAGCGATAGCTAAAGCGATCACAAGATCGTCGTGAGGTTTCCCCTCATACGTTTCGTGACCGTTGCTCGTAATCTTCCGAGAGTACGCCATCAACTCAATGAGAGTGTCGTCGTCATGCAAAATGACTTCCCCCCTACGCAGAGCTGCACCGAGCTCGTCAACCATGACAGGTTTCGATGTGCCGTTCGTGTGCCAGCCTGCGTTACGTGTGGTTGTCTGGTTGATGTTATCTCTCGTGTGGAGATACAGGTTCGGATAGTTCAGTTCATACATGAGGCGTCGGACGACGACAAGGCCATGCGTGTTGCGTTCAGGAGCGAGCAAAGCCTTGTTGTAGAACCGGCCCAGACTGTCTAAGAGTTCAGCGAAATCTTCGGGGACTACCCGGTCTCTGAACATTGCGACAACCCTGCCGGTGTTCACCTTAATCACGCACGCTGTACTGTAGTCGCCCTGAGGGCCTCCTGCTGCGATGTCAGCGCCTATAGCGTAACTCATGTCGGCCTGTGGCCGTTCCCACGTCCGCAGGTTCGGTGCATCCGATTGGATGAGTTGGAACCCGCCTTCCTGGTCTATTGCCAGTCGCCCCTCGAACTCTGGTTTCAGCACTTCGATCCGCTGTTTCAGCATGTCGGTGTCGTAGACAGGGTTGCCGGAAGCAATGAAAGCTTCTTCGTCGGTTGTCGGATATTCCTGCGACAACTGCCAAGGCTCCATGTCCTTGGTGCGTTTCTTGTACCATTCGCCGTCACGGCCAGGCACAGCGTCCCAAGCGAAGAACATGGCAACAAAGTTGTTGGTGCCTGCTTTCGCTGATTCATAAAATTTGTGGAACCAGTTGCCGAAACCGTTAGCGGTAGAAATGCCGATAATCTGTCCGCCTACTTCGGTCGCAGGGTAGATAGCGGTCCAGGCTTCGGCAGGGTCGTTGAAGAACGCCCATTCGTCAGCGATGATGAGGGAGGCTGTGATACCACGAGCGGCGTTCTCACGGGAAGCCATCGACTCGATGGATGAACCGTTCACGAAGTTGAGTTCAAGAAGGTTCTGTTTCTCGCAGCCGGGGCCACGGTCCTGCATCCATTCGGGTAGCCGGTTGAAACCGTACTTGCTCATTTGGAGAAGTTTTTTGGCAAAATTTTCGGTTCGGGAAAGCATGACGACAGTCTCATCGGAATGAAAAAACACTTTCCAGAAAGCGTAAGCGGCAGCCAAAGTTGACCAGCCGATCTGTCGGGCCTTCAACGAGATAGTGTTATCCCCGCCTTCCCACACGCCCACTGCTTCCAACTGGGGGGAGCGGAGTTCAAACAGGGGCGATCCGCCAGGGATCGAGATGTGCCAGTACCGTTCCATAAAATAGACCGGGTTGGCTTTACACCTCCGCCATTCAAGTTCCTGCTCGACCCCCTCACGCGTGCTCATATGATGTATAAAGCGTTCCCGTAACGCCACACTGTGCCTACAGGTAACCCAAAGGGGGATGTCGGAATGTTCATTATGGCGAGTTTATCTACATGGACTGTTTGAGGGGCAGTTGCCGTGCGGCCTGTGCAACCGAGCATGACGGCATCGTCCATGTTGAGAATCAAATTGTTTTGCCCTCCGATGATGGCGCAGCGTTCAGCATTGGTCATCGTGTTGCCCCACCCTCCGCCGAAGAAACTTGCGCCTGAAGCCGTCTGGGCTACGTTATTCTTCCCTCCGGCCATAACCGTCTGAGAGGATTCAGCTGCAATTGTGTTGTTGAGCCCTCCGACAATACCAGACATGGATGTCCGGCCCGTCATCGTGTGATTGTTCCCTCCAGCAATCACATTAAACCCTACCCTTTCGGTGGCTAGGTGGTTTCCAAAGCCTCCGAAAATGGCAGAGTAACTTTGCTGGTCTGTGATGTCAGGTGCCTGGATAGTGCAGGATGTTGCCCCGGCTATCATGGACCCCGTCGCTCCATTGATGGCGCTGTTCCAACCCCCCACAATCGTAGAGCGTTCTGGGGGTCCACCGATCCCATAGAACGTGTTTATTGACGAAGCTTTTGAGGAGACGATTGCGTTATCGGTCCCACTGGAAATGACGTTGCTTTCGTCGATACCAAGAACAACATTCGTCGGCTTGTTAAGCAGCAGTTCCCTTCTCTGG